TGGTGCAGACTTTGGATTTGCTCAAGATCCGACCGTATTGATCAAGCTGTGGATACACGATCGCTGCCTCCACGTTGAGCGCGAATCGTATGCTGTGGGCTTAGAGCTTGACCACACAGCCGATCGCTGGAAGCTAGACATCCCTGATTGCCATCTCTACACAGTTCGCGCAGACAATGCCCGCCCTGAATCCATTTCTTATCTAAAGCGGCATGGCATCCCCAAGATTGTCGCTGTTTCTAAAGGTGCGGGGTCTGTTGAGGATGGTATTGCTCACTTGCGCAGCTACGACAAAATCATCATCCATCCTCGCTGCAAGCACACGATCGAGGAAGCTCGACTCTATTCCTACAAGGTTGATCGACTGACTGGTGATGTACTGCCGATCGTTGTAGATGCATCGAACCACGTTTGGGACTCTGCCAGATACGGGCTACAACCCTTGATTCACAACGCTTCTACCGCTATCCGCAGATCGGGTATTCAACTCTACTAACTCAGTAGGAACGCTCACAACAGCGATCGCCCAAACGTTCACCCAGCAAGGATTCTAGGCTATAATAGACAAAAGCTCTAGCGGTGCTGTCAACACCCTAGAGCGTGGTCAACTAACAGAACTAGCTGACATGAATATTCTAGAAGATTGTCCGTCTGGTATTTATCAGGTTCGCAACGTTTGCAATGGAAAGGTCTATGTAGGGAGTGCTATCCGACTGGCGCGAAGATGGGGAGAGCACAAGAAATACCTCAATAACAACAAGCACCATTCGGCTAGACTGCAACACGCATGGAACAAATACGGCAAAGAATCATTTGTATTCGAGGTGCTTGAGTTTGTACCGGAAGCTGTAAACCTAATTCCACGGGAGCAGTACTGGCTAGATTTGCTTCAATCTGCGGACGATCGTTTTGGCTACAACATTCAAGCAATAGCGGGTAGCCAGCTTGGATACAGGCATACAGAAGAGGCAAAAAGAAAGATGTCTCTTGGGCACAAAGGACGGCCTGCTCCCAACAAGGGTAAAAAGCTTTCCGAAGAGGCAAAGCAAAAAATCAGTGACTTTCATAAGGGCAAGCGCTGGCATTTAGGTAGAAAACACTCTAAAGAGTTTGGTTTAAGGATCGCGGAGCTAAGGAGAGGGCGTAAAGCTTCTGCCGAAACCAAACGGAAAATGTCTGAAACGCGCAAAGGGCGAAAGTACTCTGAAGAGCATAAGCAGCGAATTTCTGAGTCTTTAACAGGGCGAAAGTTTTCCGATGAAACCCGCGCCAGACTTAGAGAGGCGTGGATTCGCCGTAAGGCTCGTGAGCAAACTGCATCGATTGGAGTGCAAATGGAACTTTCCTTAGGAGTTGAGTTTTAAGGTCAAAGACAGGACGGTAGGAACGATTGCAATGTCTCTAGTTAAGGCGTTGCATGTCCGATCGTCCGCCAAACTACAATTTTTTCGCTGAGCGCGCAAAATTAACTCCGCTACCTGATGCTAGAACAGCGCCTCTGCCCTCGACACATGGGGTAGATGCGCCTTGCAATGCCTATGAGCAGATGCGGCCTTGGTGGGACGTGATCAAGTCTGTCAAGGGCGGCACTCCCGACATCCGCAAAGGTGGCAAAGCATTTCTGCCTCACGAACCTTTCGAGCGAGAAGACGCCTACGGACGCAGACTAGGGCGATCGTGCTTTGCGCCTTGGTATGTCCGCTTAGTGCGTGGCGTGGTCGGGATGGTGCTGCGCAAGCCGATCGCACTCCAGGACGTAGTGCCTGCGATCGAGTCTCACCTCGACAATATCAACCTGCTAGGAGATGACCTCAACAGCTTTGCGCGTGAGGTGTTTGAGGCAGCGATCGATTTTGGCTATACCGGGATCTTTGTGAATTATCCCAAGGTTGAAGAGGGAGACGTTCGCACTCGCGCGATGAGGTGGAAAGAGGCTATCGCCCTTACTGGGTGCATTACACTGCTCCTGAGATTATTGGCTGGCGCTACAGCACGATCGGCAATCGGCGCGTATTTACTCAATTGAGGATCCGCGAGAACTCGATCGAGCCTTCTGGAGAGTTTGGAGAAGCAGAAGTCGAGCGGATCAAAGTGTACGACCTGTTTGAGGGGCGCTGTCGCTATCGACTGTTTCAAGAGATTGACGGCAACTGGATGCAGGTGGGCGAAGATGGCTTCTTGTCGTTGCCGTACATCCCTTTCACCTTCATTTACACAGACAAGAAACGAGAGTCAGTCACCCGTCCTCCGATGCTGGAAGTCGCCTATCTCAATATCAACCATTTTCAATTATCATCCGACCTCAACCACAGCCTCCACATCACCGCTCACCCTAAGTTGGTGCTATACGGCTACAACACCGATCAAGGTGATGTAGTTGTTGGCGCTGATGAAGCGCTGGTATTTGATAACCCAGACGGCAGAGCAGAATGGATTGCACCGCCTCCAACCTCATTTGATGGATTGAATAGCCGGATTGACAAGCTAGAGCAGCAGATGGCGATGCTGGGGCTGTCTACGCTGGTTGGCAGAAAAATGTAGGCGAGTCAGCAGAGGCGAAAAAGCTCGATCGAGTGCAGGGTGATTCGATTATGAGCGTGATCGCTCAAGGGCTGCAAGATGCGTTCGATCTGTGCCTAGAGTTCCATGCCGCCTATATGAATCAACCAGCAGGCACTTGCCAGGTCAATCGTGACTTTGACGTGGCAGAGCTAACGCCACAAGCGATCGATGCCTTTAGCCGTTTGCACAGCGCCAGTCAGATCAGCCTAGAAACACTGCTAACGCTGCTGAAAAAGGGCGAAATATTTGACGATGAGTTTGATATTGAAGAAGAGATCGCCAAGCTGGAGTCTGAATTTAAGCGACAGGCTGCGCCCGTGCCAAGTGATACTAATACGATCGATGTGAATGCGATTCCACTTAGCCAACGGCAGTTGCAACAGAGTGATCTGGTTGGAGATTCTAGATCGAATGCAGAATGTACCAAGAAGAGTTGACCTATAAAATGTAGGCATTAATTCTTGGTGATTGCCTGTGTTAGACGCCAAAGATATTGCTGATCATTTCTTGCAGATCATCGAACTCGCCACGCAAGACGGGCGCAATACGGCGGCTAAGCTGCAAGAGTTTGAGCGATCGAACCCGTTTCCTGTGTGTGCTTGAGTCGGGGTGTCTAGTGCCTCCAATGATGACGATCGCCCTGCCGCAGCTTCCGACATACACAACTTACAGCGAGGAGAGCGTCGAAGTTTTTGGTTTAGTAGGCTGAGTGTGCGATCTGAAGACCATTCATTTTGCAGTATTGACGTTTTTGGAGTGCAAGAACAAAAAGACGCACCCTGGGAAGTGCGTATCAAATATCTGGAAGATCCGATTGCTGTTTTCTCTAGCCGCAGCGTGGCTAAGCTTTACGCTAAATACCTGATCGATCGAGCGGTAGGCATAACAGCAGATCGAGAGAATCGTCAGCTAGCTATTTTGCCTCACATCTCGATTTCGACTAGGGGGACTGCATACGAGCATGAGCTTTCACTGTGCAAGCATTTGAAGTTAGAGAATGCAATTAGCATAGCCGCAGAGTTTGAGGTTACTCATGACTGAATCTGGCTCCCAATACGGCGACTCTCAGAGCGACACAGACAAACTGCGATCGCTCAGCCAAGAGAAGCGGCAGGATATGTTTGCCAAGTTTGAAAACCTGTACTCAAAAGCAGGTGATGTGCTGCATAGCTCTGAGTTCACCGACAACCTCGGAGAGGTTTCATATGAATCCCTGGTTGAGCTTGAAACTGCATTTGATGAAATTGCAAGAGAAAGGACACTGCGATCGGGTTGGTTTGCAAGCATCCTGGAAGAACTCGCTCAACTGCGGACGTTGAAAGCGACAAGCGATCGATCGAGTGTTGATGCAAGGCTTGCCAGATTGGAAGTCTTGAAAGTGGAAGTAGAGCGCTTCTTAGCTTCAGAGCAGCTTTACTACGAAGATCCGGTTAATGCTGTCATGCAGTTACGCCAAGCTCTTGAGCAAGTCGATTCGTAGGAACCCTGCGGGCGAAGT